TGTCTCAAGCCCCCCAGCGGCGATGCGGGCGTTAATTGACGCTTTGGTTTGCAATATGTTGTCCATAACTGCAACGCCCTGCTGTTTATATTTAAGAGCCTCAGATCTGGCTTGCACTTTTTTAAATGCGGCTTGGCGCATCAGACCTTTAGCTTGCTGTTGCCCCGCCTTTAATTGCGAATACATTTTCGCGGCGGTTAAGCCAGCCATAATAAATGGAAGTGCTTGTGCCATATTACTGTCCTACGCTCACTTTATAATCAATGCCTAGCAGTGTCATTTTTAATGGCACCTCTTGGCCGATTGTTATTTGCCCATCATAAGTATAACCCAAAAGGCCGTGCAATGTCTTGATGCCTGTGTACTCAGGCACCGCGCTGCCAAACACATTTGCGCCAAACTGGCGAAACGCGATTAGCTTGCTGTCGATTGTTAAAGACTGCGTTTCAAACAACTCAGCGTTTACCTCAAAGATCCGCTTCTTAAAGCCCTTTATAGAGCCGCTCGGCAGGTTTGGCTCGACTGGTAGTGTCTTTACCTCTGGCGTAAAGTTAAGGCCGACCTCGTGGCTTGTAGCCGCCGCAGCGGCAAAGGTAACAGTGAACGGTGACGCCGGAACGGTTTGATCAGGCTCAACGATGCCGTCGCGGATAATCTTAACTGTTTTAGCTTCTAGGTGCGTCATGTTCACTGACGCCGCAGCCCCGCCTGTCACCGAACAATCAAGCAACGCAGCAGGATCAAATAACTCAACATAATAAACAGTCGCGCTATTTACCGTGCGCTTTACCACAACATAAATGTCGTCAACGTCAACACCGATATTGATAAAATCGCCATCGGTTGTCCACTCTGACGGCGCAATGACGTTCTGACTGCGCAGCAATGTATAACAGGCAATGCTGCCATCTTCGCCGTTTACCAGCATTAGACGGTCGCCCTCGTCAGTAGACGTTGCGACACGCACCGCCATTTCTTCTGGCGTCTTTAGCAGATGCGATGACAGCAAAGATATCTTGGCTGACGTGTACGCTTGCACCGCGTCACTATAAATAAACTCTTGTATCGCTTTTCCTTGCCTTTGGATAAACAAGGTCGAGCCGTCCACGTTTTGCAATCGTATGCCGGGCTTGCTGCCAAACGCAGTCTGCTGCTTGACGATAAGGTTACTGGGCGTGATTGGCGTGTCTAATGTCTGCGGCACATAGAACTCTGCGCCAGTCGTAAAGATTTGCAAGTGACGACCAGAAAAGATATCGACAATTGCGTTAAATGTGCCGGTGTCGAGTGTTGCCTCAACCGCCGCATCATCGAGTGCCTCGCCGGGGTCAAAGTTAAAGAAGGTCGCAACCCTAGACCCAAAGATAGTTGATGGGCGTTGTTTCGTGCCGCCAAAATATAAACGGCCTTCGTGAAACGTCACGCTGCGCGGATATCCTCTGCTACCTGACCACGAATCCTCGTAACCCTCTTCAAGCTCCCAATCAGCATCATCAATGTTGCCAGTGTCAAAAAGCGGCACCTCGGCAAAACATTCTAGCTTGGCATCTGATACCTTGCGCACAATCCGCAACCGGCCAAATGGCGTCACGTTGATATATTGCCCAACATAATCATCGGCGGGGTCAGTAAACTCATTTGCATCTGACCCGCTGTGCTTTGCTGTTAGTGTAAGGTTTCCAGATGTAGCTGATGGTTCTAGGTGGTCATGTGGCACACCAGTATTGTAGGAGCTTCCGGCAGTTACAGTTAAAGTGAAAGCATACTTAGGCACAAAATCAAAACTAATCGTGCTGGCAGTCCAATTGCTGTCACCAGCCCCACGCACAATCTTTGTCGGTGGCAAATCCTCATGCACGACAATAATTGTGTCGGCAGACTGCACCCAATTCATTTCTGGCAATATGGAGCTAGTCAAACTAGCCACAGCTAAAAAATCATTGCCGCTGCTGTTAATGTTGGTAATCAACGAACCGTCTTTGAATACATACATTTTGCCGGGCGTAAACACCAGCATATAGCTGTCAGATATACTGAACTCAAAAGACACCATCCGCACCGCATCACCGGCACCGCTGTCTAGCTCTGCAATAAACTTAGTACCATCACGCCGCTTTGCCCCGCCTTGCGGTTGGATGCTAACATTCCGCGCAGTTGACAGGCCAGACTTATATTGGCTGATGTCAGTACGCGACCGCAGTTTTGGGTCAAGCTCACCAGCGGTAAAGTCATTCTGTATTTGAATGATGCGGCTCATGCTAGAACCTTATATCTGAAATGGGAAACTCTTGTATTTGTTGCGCCGGGCGGTCAGCACCGTCAATGTTAATAGATACGCGAACCAAGCCACCGCGCATATTTTCAGACGGCGAACCATATGCTTTTTGATGGTAATAATCAGCCTTTGTAATCTGATCAGTGATCGGCTCGGCAAACTCAGCCGCCAGCGCCATTTTTAACAACCGCACAAAATACGGCGGGAAAATGGCAGGCTCTGGCCGGAACTGGTAATCAATCCAAATGCTCTCGTAGTTTGTATAAAGGCCAAGGTTGTAAACCTCAAAATCGCGAACCGTATTTGCGCCGACAGAGCTTGTATTAAACACAGCCTTTGGGTTGCCAAGAATGTCGCCCGGCAGCGCATAAGTGTATTTCCATTCGTTGATTGGGGTACTGGCAAGCTGCGCCAATTGCACTTTTTGCACAGACCAAGAATAGGCATATTGCATTAAAAGGGTGTCGCGAACATCGTCATATAAACGATCCGCAACTTGCGCTTCATCGGTGCCAGTGGCAAATGATGACAGAGGCGCAGCGCCCAACATAATCAAAGCATCAGAACAGATTGATAGTTTGGTATCACCAGCCGCCATTGCGCTACTCCAGAATAGGGAAAGGGGGCCGGTTGCCCGGCCCCACTTAAATTAGTCTGCGTCAGCGACTGATACAGCCGTGCCGTCTGATACGTCAACAACACCAGATGCGTTTGACAGAACAACAACGATTGACATTGTTGGGGTCGCGCTGTCGTGAACAAAGATCACATCACCAACTGCCACTGTGTCTGACAAGTCGTTGAAATAACCTTCGGTGTTCACAGTCGCAATCGCGTCTGCTGATGTGTAGGTGTACATTGATGGTGCGTTGCCAGATTTAGCTGCACCGATAACATTCCATCCTGCTGAAGAGAAAGCCATTTTCTAAACTCCTTTCTATTCAGTCGCTGAGATTTTGACAATGCCATCGTCATCAATGGCAACCGCGCCTGCGGAGAACATTGAAGAAACGAGGAATGACGTTTTCTCAGGAACGTAGTTGATTTCTGACTTTTGGTTCATGCCGATACCAAGGCCGATTGCATCGCGATGGAACGCAAAGCAAGTGCGGGTTGATGGTAGTGGCAGGCCACCTTCATCACGATCACCAAGTGTGATGAACTTAAAGCCGAGGAAAGTGTCGATCTCGCCTGTTGAAAGAGCCTTCACAGTAGCAAAATCGCTGCTGGTAAGTTCTGTCTCATCAAGCAATGCTGACAAACCGTTTGCGTGAATGATCATGCAGCGGCCTTCTGCTGGCACGTTCTTCACATCCAGAGCCTTTTTAGCTGCGAGCAGCTTTGCAAGGTTCATGTTTGTGCCTGCGCCACCAACAGTTGTTGCAACGGTTGACGGTGCGGAAGCTGCATTGAGCGCGTCAATAACAAGCTGATCCATACGGCGACCAATAGCTGCACCGACTACTTGCACCAATTCACGGCGCTCGTCAAAATTGACTTTCTGCTGTGAAAAGATGTCGCTATATTCGGCAGCGATGTAGTCGCTCATTGTTGCTGTGACCTGCGAATAGGTCACGTTAAGAGGGGTTACGTCAGTTTGCGGTACGCGAACTGTTGCGGTGCCTTTCCCGATCTTCGGGAACTTCACCTGATTGCCTTCGACACTTGTTCTTTCGCGAGTAATGCCAGCCAAAGCACGAGATGCTTGATAAGCCTGCTTCACTTCCGCATCGAACAATTGCACAAAAGCATTGGAAATGCCTACAGCCATTTTCCTATTCCTTTGTAAAAGTTAAAACACGATTAGCGCCTAGCAGGTATCCTTTCGGGCTGCGGCTTGGGCATACACGCTACGCCCCCAAGCGTTGGCGACAGGTCGAAAGCCGATTGTCTGTCAACAGGTATTATATTGAAAAAAGAAGGAACTGTAAACAGTTCCCTCTTGACCTTTAAGTTGGCGAGTATTCGTCATTGCCAAACGCTTGCTCAAACATTTTTTCAACCTTCATTCGATAGGTTGGGTCAGTTTGATATTCTGGTTTGCCAACCATAGCCATCAGTTCGTCTTTTGACGGCGCACCGGCCAATGGCGCAACGTCAACAGGAATAGCCTTGTCGCCATAATAGCTGCGCACTTTCTGCAAAGCCCTCATGCCTTGGGCTGTGCCGCCCATAATTTTGAACTCTTCAAAATCATCCTCAGACCAAACACCTTTGCGCACCAGACCAGAAGCCCAGTCAGACATTGATTTAATGATTGCGTCTGCATTGTTGCCCAGCTTTTCATATTCTTCCTTGTATGAAATGTCTGCGGCCTCAGCCTCTTCACCAGCCATAGAAATAAACTTGCCAGCAAGTTCTTCAAACGCAGACTGGCTAATGCCGTTTTCTTTAGCCCAGTCTTTGTATGTTGTGTAAAGCTCGTCATCCTCTGGAATGCCAGCCTCAGCAAACACGCTTTCGTCATACTCTTCTGGGGCTTTGTGCTTTCCTTGGCTAAACTTTTTCTGCAACTCAGAATAAGCCTTTGCCAAATCTTCGCCGGTATTAAATTTTTCTGGCAACCACTCAGGTTTTCCCTCTTCGGTTGCCGCCTCTGACGCTACTGCGTCACTAGAAACTGTCTCGCCATCAGGCTTAACGTGTGAGATTGTTTCTTCTGCTTGCTGTTGGTTATCGTCACTCTCAACTTGAGCATCGGCCAACAGACCATCAGTTTCGTTCATAGTGATCTCGCTCTTTTCATGCGCCGCTCAATTTCCCTGACCAGACTGTTCTGGCCTTCGCGAGCATAGCCGTGGCTGGCCTCTTCGCCGGGATACCACGTTGGCTGCTCTATCGTCAGCGCGCGTAGATGGGTGAGCAGCTTTGCCCCATCGTCACTGGCGAATACGCGCAAATAGAGACGATCAATATCGTCTTTGTCTACTTGCTGTTTTTCTGCAATCTTAGGGTCCACAGAACGTAGACCATCCCAACCGTCTGGGTTCATTCTTATACCCCTTCTGGCGGTGCCTCACCTTCTGGCATTTCACCGGCCTCCGCTTGTGCCGCCATCTGGGCGGCTTCCATTGCCTGCTGCATCATCATCTCGCGTTCCTCTGGAGATGTGCGCAACTCAGCCGGGATACCCAGCTTGTCAGCAACATAATCTGCAATACTGCCTGTCTTGACAGCCATCTGACCTTCGGGGCCAAGGGCTGACGACATTTGCACCCACTGCATAATCTTTTCGATATCACCCATATTTTGCGCTTGTGCAATTGGGCTGACTGGCGTGACCTTAACTTCAAGGCCGTTGACGCGCAGTGGCATCTCAATCAAGCCGCGCTCATCCATCACATACAAGATACGCGCAATCATTGGCACCATAGTCTCGGTAATCAAACGACCAAAAGCGGAGCCAAGGTTCTGCGCCAATTCTTTCATGCGCTCGGCAATCTCTGTCGCAGACCTTGCGCTCATATTGTCAGGCGGCAGTGTGTCATCGAGCAAAATCTTTTTGACGTTCATGCGCAAATCATTGATGACGATCTGCGACACGTTAAAGTCACCAGATCGTGGCATCTGACGCAGGCTCTCACCCTGCGGGCCACCATTACGCGCCACCGGGATAATAGCACCCGGCGCAATGCGGATTGCTTGCGGGTTCAACACGCCGTCATCAGCAGCAGTGTAAACACCGGCAATCGACAAGCTGGCATTTTTAAGCAGCAACTCTAGCGTCTTGTTCAGCGTCTTGATGTCTGGGATAGCAGTGACCAACGGCCCACGACCGTAGACCTCGCCAGCGACCTTCATGTAACGCGCCACGATCCAAGGACTGGATTTCATGTAACGCTTTAATAGCTCGGCTTTGCCTTCCGGCCAAATGACGTGATAGCAGAACTCACCCATCTCAGGCTCATACAGTGTGGCTTCGATAAGCTCGATTTCCTCAGTCGGCTTTTCGTCAATCATGCGCTGCATACGCTCTGGGATTTCGGCATCTTGCCAGTGCTGGCTAATGGCCTCGCCCTTCATACGCATACGCCGGTAAACATTATCCACCTTGCCGTGTGCGCCCTCTTCAATAGCAACCAAATACTGCGGCACCGCAGTAAATCGGATTGGGTTTAGCTCATCGCCGGGCTGGATCAGCATACAAGCTGTGCCGACCGCCAAATCGAGCAAGAACTCGCCCATAGCCAAATCAAAGTTAGATTGGCGCAGCACACTAAACATTGTGTCGCTGTACATATCCAGCGCCATTTGTGCTTCGATGCGCCGCTCTTCTGGAATTTCTGGCCCCGGCTCTAGGCGGCACCACGGTGCATAAGGCGGGAATAGGCCCGACTGGATGCGGTTGGCAAATCGCTGTGTTGCATTGATAGCCGTGCTATCGAACACGCGAGCCATTTTGTTTTGCCCCGGAGAGCCACCGCCCTCGTAATAGCCATCGTACAGATTGCGCTGTGGCAAGCCGAACTCATAACAATCTTCGTAAATCTGCCGCCAATTATCTTTGCGGCGCTGCGCAATATCGTGACGCTTTAGGATTTCCTCAACACTACGCATTTTTCTTGTGCCTCTTCGCAAAGTTTCTCGCAGCTTGCTTTGACCCAAAGCCCCAAGCAGATAGTGCCTTTTTTAACCTAGTGGGCGATCCATCTGGTTTTGTCTCAGGGCCAGCCATACCACCGAACCGGCCAGCAAAAGAAACGCGGCGCGGCCCAGTGCCAGTTTTGACTGGGCGCTTTAGATTGCCGCCGTCCTTGGCTTCGTGATGCCTGCGACCAGCTTCGTTCAATCCACCGCCCGGAGCCTGATGCGCTTTCTTAGTCACGCGCCGCCCTCATGTTATCGACAAGGTTAGGATATGGACGGCCAGCCTTTGCTGCGGCTCGCTGCGCTTTGCGCTTTTGTGCCGGGCTTAAACCTTTTGGCTTGCCCAAACCCTTTGGGCGTTTCTTATCCCAAACTTCTTTTTTCTTTTCCATTACTTACCGTAACCTTTACCTTTTTTCTTCGGCATAACTACGCTCCTAATGTTGTCTTGGTTTCTTCTTGCTCACCGCCGCCACCAAGGCGACCAGCCATCATTAACCCACGGCGACCCGCTCTGCGGCCACGTCTTTTAGCAGCCGCTGCTCGTTCTGATCTAGCTGCCTTTTGCGCTGTTAATTTACCAGCCATTTCTTCGACACTGGTTCCGGCAGCCGTAGCGGCCAAATTTGCAACAGCCATACTAGGCGCTTTTTTCTTCGGGCCAATTCCAATTGCGCCGCCAACTTTTTTAACTACATTGCTCATATCAATTACCCTAAAGTTGTTTCATCTTCGGCTGTGCCGCCGCGAATAGAAGCCATAAGCATACGCCGACCGCCGTACTGCCTAGCCCTGCGCCGAGCAGCCATTTGACGTGCTTGGCTTTCTTCTTGCGCTTCAAGGCGCTCTTCTTGCCGTTTTTGCGCTTCTGTCACCTCTGGGGCAACTTGTTGCGGCGTTGGCATTTTAGGGGTTTTAAAAAGATTGCTCATTCGTAAACCTTTGCGAACATCATGTGGTCAGAATTGCCCGGCCCATATTTGCGCAGTAATCCTTCTGGCGTGAATTTTAACACCTTTGCCCACCGCATCGCAAGCTCGTTTTCTGTGTCAACAGTGATCTGCAATCGTTTTAATTGATACTCTATAGAAATCTTATCGAAATATCTAATAGCTGCCCTTGTCGCTGTAGTAGATATGTTGGGAAATTCTATAGATGTTATCATCCACGCCTCTGCTACACTAGGCCACATAACATTGCAGCCCAAGCAGGCAACAATCCTGCCGCGCCACAGCGCCGTGATAGCGCCGCCCTCGGCTTGGAACGCCTTTAACATCTCTTGATAGTCAGGAATATGATTAAAAGCCTTCTTGTCATGCTCCCGCAAATCAGCCGCATAGGGGTGCGTCCAATGAAACGGCACAATCTGGATTTGGCGATTGTTGGTTATTTCGCGCTGCCACATTAAAAAACACTAAAATCCATATTTGCTGTGGCCTGTTTAAACTGATTGCTAAACTGGCTGTTGCGCGTAATGTTCCGCACCTCGCCAGCGCCAAGCATCAAATAGCCAAATGCGTCACCAACGTGCGAGTGCTGGTTTTTATTCGCCACATCGCGGAACCGCTCTTGACCAGCGCCGACTGCCATACGTTTAAAATGATAACCGCCAGCCAAAGACTTGCGAACCTTAACGCAAGAACGATTAACCAGCAGGCCGGGCTTGCCGTCAATCAACCTATTCATCGGCATAGCACCAGCTTCACGCCGAACCATAAAATCGTTGGTGCTGGTCGGCCTAGCGTGTAGCCCCATCGTGCGCAGATGCTCAAACGCCGTCACCTCAAATATCTCGTCACGCTTGACACCAGCCGGATCACCCCAGATCAACACGTCCGACTTTGGAAAGTGCTGTTGTATGTCAGCCAGCAAGTGATGGCAAAACCGCTCAAGCCCCATATCAAACGCAACAAGCTCATGCACAACGTGCCACCGGCCGTTCTGCATCTTCTGCCCAAAGACAGCCGCAGGCGTCAAACCAAAGTCAAGCCCAATGTGAACCGGCCAACCCTCTTCGATATGCACGTCAGCCGACATCATACTGTCAACAAACTCGTGCCAGACCGGCTTGCCGTCCTGCACATAAACATACTTAGCCCCGGCATAACATTGTATCCAGTCAATGGTCTTGCCCGCTAACTGCTGCTCGTAATAGCCGGGCGGCAAATTGTTGGTGTTTTCAGCTTGCGGGTTATTGATCCAATATTTATCAGCCGAGAATATAGCGCCCTCGTGTTCTTTAGTTCCCTCAATAACGCCGCCGGGCTGTTTGTAAAACTTCCAAGGATACTTTCCGCGAATAGGATTTTTCTCAGCTAACTGGTGCCACCAGTGGTCACTATCCATTGGGTTGGTACTCATCCACACGCCGCGCCAAGTGCAACCGCCATTAGCCCTAGTCGGGAAACGACCGACACGCGAGGTCAAACCATCAACCACCGCCTTTGGCAGTTCTCTAGCCTCATCAATAAAACCGCCGGTCAATTCCAAAGACAACAGCTTGCGCACGTCACGCGGCTGATCCAACGCCAAAAAGATCACCTCACAATCAAGCCCAGCCACGCCATCGCGTGGCGGCAGCTTGATGTGATGGGTGATTGGCGGCGACCAGCGCATTGGCCCCCAAACATTCTCAGGGAATAATTCCTGCCACGTCTTAATTGTGGTCGTGCGCAGTTCCGGGTAGCTGTTTCGGATAACTGCAAATCTGGTATATCTGATCCCATCTATCGGTGATGGCTCCTGCTTCACCGCCCTCAACATCACTTCCGCTAACGAACCGAATGTCTTGCCAGAGCCTACTGGCCCCATCAGACCACGCACGAAACTGTCGTCTTGCAAAAATTCCCATACGGTCGGACTTTCCGAAAAATCTAAATTTAACCCCGCCAAAGCCTCAGTGGTCGGTTGCTTCCTACGCCGGGGTGATCTGTCTGTTGCTGCTCTAGCTCGCGCCATCATAATCCTCTGGGTCAAAAATAATAGTAGTTTCTCCGCAATACTCGTCACTCGTTAACTCAAGCATAGGCCCGCTGCACACCGTGCAAACAATCGCCTCGCCGCCATCATAAACACGACCCCTAGTCAACTGGTTGCAATAGCCACACAAAATATCGTTCTTAAAAAATCTGACGCTGATATAATCCTTCATGTCGATGACCTTACCCATCATCGCCCTCAATCTCGACAATCTTCGCCGTTGGCCCGGTAATGTTAATGCCAATCATGCTCGGCTTGTCGCCGTCACTGTTAGGCTCCAATAACCCGCGATGCTTCGCCAATAGCCGCAACGCCGACAACTTGTCGTGCATCTCCACCTCAATCTGATTGCCAAACTGATTGGGCGTAACCTTGACCTTTTTAACCGCCCGGCGGGCGCGATCCGACAACTGATCGCTGGGCGTTAGCGTGACCCTGCCCATATCATCCCACTGGATAACGTCAGTCGCCTCACCGGCACCAATCGCCTCTAGCTCTTGCACAACGGCCTCGCGCCGAGCCTCATCGGAGGAAGCCAGCGCTGCTCGCTGCTGCCTAATCGTTGGCGATTTTTTTTCTGACATCCAGACACTCCGATCCTGTTGCGGCATAGCCAGCCAGATCAACCCAGCTATCCTGATGATCAGGCGTGGCCGCTAAACGCGCCAACTTTACCCCAGCCATCATCATAGCCACATGCTCCGGCTCAATCTGTATGCCAATGAGCGCCGTCCATATAATAGCAATGCGCTCGTGGTTTTCCCAAATGCTGCCGTAATCCTCGCCACGATCAGCGACAGTTTCCTTGGCGGCGTCCAATAACTCGTATCTGTTCATCCTTCGGTGTCTCCCTTAACGTCAATAATTTTTAAGTTGCAAACAGTGCAATCGTATTCTCGCTTGTGCGCCTCATCGCGCACAACCCTTATTGCGCTGCGACAGCGCGGGCATTGCCGGTTATTCAGCTTTCGCTCAAATGAGCCATCGCCCTCGTCAATCATTGGCCTCTCCTGTTCCCCCACAAGAATAGCACGATGTCCACTGGACGCAACCATAGCCATCCGGCTCGCGGATGAAGCCGTTGTCGCAGTCCGGGCAAACGGTGCGAAAATTTTGTGTGACACCCCCATCGATAAGCGGAGAGGGGCGGGGGGCAAGGGGTCGGTCTTGCTGTGGCCGGGTATCGTCATCGACCGCGCCGTACACCGACAAACCAACGTCTGTTGCCGTGTACATCACGACATCACCTGTGCAACATCGTAGAGCGATGGCACCCCTGCCCTGCGTTCAAGCGCAGCATCGCAGGTGTTCAGTGTTGCTGCCCTCACATCAGCCGCAGTAAAGCCAGCAGCGGCCAGCCGCCGTGCGTGTGCTATCTCGTTGTCGTACATCCTGACCTGACCTGTCGCCTGCTGCACGGCGCTGATGTAAGTGTGGGTGATGGCCTCGGCGATCGGGTCATCGGGTGTGTGAGAGACTGATTGTAAATCCCCCAGACCCCCTGTTTCTTTATTGTGTGCATCATCTTGGTCAGCCACAAGCTGCAACGGTTTGGCGTTGTGTATCTCTTCATACGTTGGCAACGCCTCGTCACCATCCCACAGCACTTGATACCTGTTGCTTTTCCAGCCGCTTGATGTCTCTTGGTAATCCTTTGGCTGTAGCTGCCGCACATATCGCTTGCGCTTCAACACCTTCATCGCGGCGTGGATCGTCACACGTTCTGCGTAGCCTGTCACGGCGCACAGCGTTTCCATTGACGGCCAACACACACCAGCCGCATTGGTGTGGATGCACAAAGCGCCCAGCACCCGCAACTCGCGTTCCTTCAATTCACGGTCATTGACCGCTCGTGACGGCATCACCGACCATTTCCTAGAAAGGGATTTCATCATTCAGTTCCTTTTCAGTTCGTGTCTTCACCTTTTCAACAGCGGCACCCGGCCACATCGCCTTGGCTATGTCAGCCACTTGCCCGGCCTTGTCCTTGCGCCAGCCTGACACGATAGCTGCGATCTCATCAACGCTGTAGACCACCATCTCTCTATGCTCGCTGGCAACCTTACCTGCCTCATATCCATTGCGCGTGATCGCCAGCACCTTGCCATCATCCATCTGAGCTTCCCAATAATCACCAGTCAGCGGTTCATGCCCACCAGCGATAGCCGCCTGCTCAAGCGCAGCCAATCCCCGCAACGTCACCGACACCTGATGCTCAACATCGTGCTGGCTTTCTATCGCCTCATTCAGCTTATCCATCTGCGCTTCAAACCTACCACGCAGCCCCTGCTCACAAAGCCAAGGCAATCTATCTATGCCCCACTTCGCTTCCATTGCTGTTGCGGCTCGGTCGTATTCATGCAGCGCATCCTGCATCCGGCGCATCGCCATCTGACTAGGCGCATAGAATTGCTTGCTTGGTTTTGGTACTCGTTTGCCCTTCATTTTACCTCTCCTAAACGTAGGGTGGGATGGTAGGGTGTGATCTAAAGATCATCACACCCCACCCACCTGTGCCGGAACGTGCGATATAAGTGGGATGGTCACCCCACATTTTACGCTAACCCCTTGTTAATCCAGACTTTGCCCTCATGCACAGTCACCACACCCTTGTCCTGCAACCCTTGCCGCGCATCCTTGCGCTGTCCGGGCGTTAAATCGGGTGATTTGACCTTGTGCGCCTCATGCCATTGGCTCACTGACAAGGCGTCAGTGCTTAGTTTTATCAGCGTGTTTTGCAGCGATTGGAATGCGTGTTGCTGCCTCGCCGACAGGTTTTGCTTCTTGGTTGCGCCCTGCGCCTCGATGGGTTTCATCACGATGCTGGTGTCGTCCAGCAACGCCACTGGCGTCATTTCAAACGTGATCTTGTCCATTGGCTCGGCGTCTTTCTGCTTTTCCATACCAAGCGCCACGATGCTTTCAGCCTTGCCAACCGACAGCACAGTGTCAGCCGCACCAGCCAGTGCCGAGCTACCGCGCATAGAATTGATGCCACGGCTCGCATCCTTGCCAGCGTGGTGGATTGCCAACAAGCCACAGCCGGTGTGATGCTTTACCGCGTCGCAGCCCCTGATGAACGCCGACATATCTGTGGCGCTGTTCTCTTCGCCGGTCATGCTGCGAGCCACTGTGTCAATCACCAGACAGCTAAATTCTTCATTGAGGCTGTCAATAGTACGCAGCAGCTTGTCGATGCTTTCCTCGTCCATCATATCAACGGCCATAGGTAGTACGCGCAGCAAGCCGGTATCCTCGACCTGATTGTGCAGCTTCCAAGCCTTGACGCGCTTGCCCAGCCCGCCAACGCCCTCACCGGCAATGTACAGCACAACGCCTTGCCGTGTAGCCCTGCCGTGCCACGCCAAGCCGTGCGCCATCGACAATGCCATATCAATGGCGATGAATGACTTTCCTGTGCCGGGTGCGCCATACATCACTGTGAAGCCGTGCTTGGTTAGTACGCCGTCAATCATCCACTCGACTGGCGGCATCGTCATCAGATACTGCTCATCATACAGCGGGTAAATATCAGGCTTGACCTCTGGCGCTGTCTCAACCACTGGCGCTTGCTTGGCTAGTTCCAGCAACACCCTCTTGCCATTGCCCGC